CGATACTTTAGTTGGATCTTTTTTGACATGGATCTTCTCCTTAGTACCACACCCCCGTTCCATGATGTGGTTTCATGCAACCTTCAAAGAAGGCCGAACGGACGCGGATGCCAGTTGGCTTCTACTGATTCGACTATCGAGCCGCCATTTTGTTTAAGGTATTTGACTTGTATATAAATGCCTTGTTGTAGTAGGTGGTGTTATATCATAACCAGTTGCACCTGTACCTGTATTAGGAGGTGAGGCGTTAACTGATTCAATACCTTTGGGGTTCAGTTTAGCGTGCTCATAAGATGCTACACTACCCTGTTCTCTATAGGGTGCTCTGACCCATGTGTCACCAGTAGTTTGGACTACATATAATACACCATCGTCGGCGACATTTGTAGTACTATCTGGATCGTAACCCATTGCCATAATTAATTCTCCTTAGAATTTAATGTTTGAACGTTCTAATTTATTATATACATCTTGTCTATAAGCAGGGTCACTGTCATAACGAGAGTCACCCATAGCACGTACAACCTCCGCTTGACTTCGGAAACCATCCACTGCTGTAGATGCTTTGCCTTGTATCATATCACCTTCAGATCCTACTGAATCTGTGTATCTATAATACAATGCTTGTAGTGCAAGGTTAATATTATCCATGTTACCTGCTTCCAATGCATTGTCATATGCCTGAATCTCTTGTGGTGTGAAGTTATCTTGAGCCCACGAAGTCATTGCATTGTAAGCATCTGTACCACCAACTGCAGTTTGAATATCATTAATATCTGAATCAGTTAAACCGACTGATTCTGCTTGTGGTTCTGCGTCATCACCTTCTGGTTCAAGACGAGACATGGCATCAACAAAGTCAGCGGCATTCATCTGCTCAAGATTTGCGATTGTATCTGCAGATAGTTCGCCGGAATCATTCATCTCATTAGCAGCTTGAAAAACTGTTTGTCCAGCTGGGTCATCTTTAAAAGGATCTTCTTCGTCTTCTTGTTCTACTGTTTCTTCTGTAGGTTCATCATCATTAGAACCTAACTTCTTTTGAAGTTCAATATATGCTGCCTCTAAATCTTCAGCATCTTTATACTTACCTGCAAGAAGTTTACCTTCTTCCTCTGCAAGCTGTTCGCCTATCTCTAGTGACTCTGCATCGCGTTGATCCTCAGCTTCAATAGTTTCAGGATCATTAGAAGGATCATACGTTAGGTTTACGGCCATAATTAGTTTCTGTTTTTAATCCTCCGAGACCAACGCTAGTTACAATACCACCTGGTGGGTGAATAGTAGGCTCACCTATTTTAGTTTCTTGAGCATACTTAAATTTATTGGTATCGAAAGAGGTGGGTTTTGCTACTTCATTCTCTTCGAATTTTTTATCAACTTTAGTAGGTACTCTCTTTACCTTACTAGCTGGTACACGTTTAGGTTTAGTTGGTACATTTTTAGTTTTACTCTGTGTCATTTCCTTGGTTTACAAACTCTTCTGCATTAGGGTTTTTGGTTGGATCAGCCATCGGTGAATTGGCAAACTGACCTGCTTGCTTAGTAAGTTCCATCTGTTGTGAAGCTTCTTGCTGTTGTTGTGCTTCTTGCTGCTGTGTCTCCATAGACTTAACAAGATTAAGTACATCAATACCTTGTGATGCTGCAAGACGTTTGATAGCTTCATCAGCATTAATGAATTGCATCATAGCCTCTGGTCCGAGGGTCTGTGAAATAGTTGTGATGAATTGTGTTAGTGCTTCTCTATCTTGTCCACGACCTAAAGCATTAATACCTGCTACGATAGTAGGGTTAACATACTCTTTAGGTATACGTGGTATCTCACCACTCCGTTGAAGTGTAAGTAATTTTCTATTCAAGTATGGAACTAAGAACTCAACCGTTAACAGTGAGAATAGCCCACCCAATTGTTGTTCTAATTCAAGTTGTGTGAGGCGTACCTCTTCTGCTGTAGTGCGTTCACTCTGTCTAACATTTAAGACAAGGTGAGCATCTAACAACCTCCTTTCTAATTGCTGCATAAGTTGAGCAGCGGTAGCAAAGTCAGCTCCTTTGTTGACTTGGATAACACCGATGTCATCCGGTCGTCCTTGAACGATAGCTCCGTTGCCTGCAGCAGCGATTGTCTGAGGTTTAGTTGTGCTTGAGGGTGATACTGTAAAGATTACTTTTGCGGCTGCTGCAGAGCCTTCTACGAGGGCCTGAGAGAGTGCTTCCAATGACCTGAAGTCACCAAGGAATTCCTCTACACGTCCACGTCCGTAGTTCTCTCCATCAATCGAATTAAATCTAAGTACCAACCATGGGCTAGCGTCCTTAGGCGCTTTACCCTGTGTTCCTGGTATGACTTTATCAAATGCTTCTTGATGCCATACCCATTTATTATTTTTTAGTTTAACACAAGTGTAAACATCAACATCTTCCTCATTCCTTGATCCAATCCCACCGCCTACATCACCAGGATGATTTGGTTTCATGCCTTCAACTTCTTGAAGTATTGGAGGTAGAAGATTCCGATTAATAATTTCTTTGGTTACGATCTCAATAATGTTACCGTTACCGTCGCGTTCTACAACGTATCTGTTCAATGGATAATGCTTAAGACCTTCCTTACCCATGTATATGAGGGCGTTACCACTGACAACTAGATGCTTAATAGCTTGGTGTACGGTGACTCTATCACTGGATGCAGCGATAGAATCCATGACCATACGTTCTAGTTTAGAGAAACTTAAGTCAAGTTCGGAGCGCACTTCAGGTGGGAAGTCTTCTCCTAACTTGTCATCTCTAATCTGGAACTTAAAGAAGGTACTTTGTGGAGGTAGTAATGCCAACATTAATTTTGCTGACAGAGTTACTACACACTTAGAACCTACTGATTGCCAAGGTGTATCTAGTTTTATATGTGATGTCCGACCCTCATCATTTTGTATGAGGTAAGGTAGTGTAAGCTTAGAGCATTGAACAGCTACATCAAGAAATTGTGTACGGTGTTTAGTAAGATTATCGTATCTTGTGCGTGCGTACTGCATAGTTTATAGTACAGGTACTCCTCCATAAGATCCGCCGCCTTGTCCAGCTGGGTTTAATACTGTTGGCTTGTCCAATTCTTTTGTAGTTTTACCTGTGCCCATCTTTCTCTTTTCTTTTTTCCCTTTAGCACTAGTAGTGCTGCGTGCGCCACCTATTGTTAATGCTGATGCTGATGAAGTAAGCTTAGACTGTCTTTGTGCTTGTCTTGCAGTCTCAGCATCTTTCATTGCTTTAATCTCAGCGTCCCTCTTAGCCATAGCTTCTTCATTTTTTTGCTGAACTATCTTTGCTGCTTTGGCAGCTTCAGCTACAGCTTCACGCTTAACTTTCTCAAGATCAATTGGTTTAGGTGGAGGTGACTGTTTCTCTCCGCCAAACCACTTATGAGGTTTGTACCAGTTCTTTCCAATCCTAAGCTCAAAAAATGTAGGGGCTAACGATACTTCTTCCTCTGTATCCTCTACAAAATAATCTTGTTCCGCAAATGCATGTGCGTATTGATCTCTAAAACCGAGTCTAATTAGAGCATTAGTCCCCCAGTTTCTCCAGTTATTTAGGTTCATGATAAGTCCTCTTCATTTACTCTTGTGTTTATCCACTCTACTATGGAGCGTTGTCCTGCTTGATACATGATAGTATTTAATTCCTCTTTAGGATGTGGTGCATGGGGTGGGAATTTGTCTTCAAGTTCTTCAAGAAGACGCTCCACAGTAAGTCCTAAATTAAGCGTACTGTGGGAGGTTTGTATTTGCATGTTCGAAAAATGCTGGCATTCTTGCCGTCTTGGTGGAAATTAATTCTGGTGCCCTGCCTTCATACATTAAGCGATCGCTTACATCTAGCCAGAATTTTTTGTCTAAATATTTACAGGTAGTATTAATACCTAGGGGTTCCATAATCCAGTTAATGGTGGCCTTCCTAAGTTTATCCAAAGATTGACTAGGAGATAAGCCCAACTCGTGACATACAAGGCTATGAGAGGCCACGTGTATTTGTTCGTCTCTAGAGATGTCGG